AATGTATCACCGCAGATCTTGACGGTTCGCGGTATCCTGGGTACACAGTGGGGCAGTCCATACGTTCAGCGTAACCCAAGCCCGGCAGGTTGGATCAGTGAGCGTTTTGGTACGGCCTGGGTTTCGCGTAGCCCACGGTTCTACACGGTTACTGTGGGTCAAGTCACTCAATTTGGTTTGGCCAAAGTCTTTGATGCCAAGCAGACTGTAACAATTACCGGTGTAATTCCTGGTGGTATTTTTGGTGACATTCAGATCCGCAATCTGAATTTTAAAGTCGCTCCTGGATCCATTGAAGCACCGCCACTGTCTGACTGGACCAAAGTTGAAAACACAGCACGTTACTACCAACTGAAAGGCTTTGATTCATCACAGTTTGGTAATGCGTCGATCAACAACGGCACACCATCATTTGCACCAGATGGATTCGATAGTGCAACTTTTGGTAATGCCCTGGTCGCGGAACGGATCCGTCGTATCAATACCCCTGGATTCAGCCTATTAGGTTTTGGTCGTCCTACAGTCACTAAAACACCACAGCTCTCTCCACGCTCCATTGCGCCACTTGATTTAGGCCAGCCCACCTTAACGCTGTACACGCGCTATATCGTCAGTTCTGGCCGCATGATGATGGCTATGGGTGAGCCTTCTATTGGGATGGCCAAGCGTAAACTTGCGGTTGATGGCTTTGATTCTATGCGCCTGGGTGAGCCGGTACTCAGTCATGGTGTACGTGAGCTACTGGCACAGGGTTCCAATCACAGCCGATACGGTAATGCACACCAGGTATGGTTCCGGGTGCGGTCTATTGCACCTGCATCGATCTATGAGGACCAGAAACAATATGGCCACCGTCTTGGTGGATCTCAGCATATCCAAGCGAAAGGCTTTGATGCGACCTTGTTTGGTACACGGATCATTCCAGAAAGCCAGAGCATTCTGTCCAGTAATTTTGCATCTTCTGTATTTGGTACGGCCAGACTGCAAAAAACACGTGAGTATTTGTCTGTAGTAGGATTTGCCACCGGTGGCCAACAACCGGCAGACCGATGGGGGAAAACCACGGTTTATAATTCTCGTCAGTACATTATCCAGACCTATGATGTAGATAGCGATTTGAATCCACCGAAGTTGCAGGGATGGACAAGCATTGTTAATCGCAATCGCACAGTACGCATTACCGGTAGTAACATGACCTTATTTGGTCGTGCCCTGGTGCGTAATAAGGCGACATTGATGCAGCCAGTCGGTATCGATGAACGTCCTTTGGGTACGGCCTGGATTTCGCATCGTGTGCGTCCGATTCGCCTGGAAGGAATGGAGCCGCCGTATATTTCAGGATGGACCCACCTGCACAATGCTGCAGCGGTGATCAAGCCTAAAGGATTTTATACTGAAAAGTTTGGAACTGCTGCTGTTGTCAACACACGTCGCTATTTTCCTCGGATCGGTAATTTTGAAAGCCTGGTATTTGGTCAGCCAATGATCAGTTTTAAGGTGCGCGGCCTGTCGATTGAATCACGTTATTCGATTGGACCAATCTATATTCCGATTCACAAGGTTGATTTATATACGCGCTATGTTGAAACCCTATCCAATGACTTTGCCCAGGTGGGTGTGCCATCACTGAGTATTCACAGGAAAGTGATTACACCGAGATGGTATTTAAAGGATCTGTTTGGTGATCCATCCTTACACAATGTCACACCCGAAGTAAAAACCCGGGGTCGCAATGCTGAGGAATTTGGTCAGACAGCGATTCGCACACAATGGCGTAATGTGGATACGTATGGGGATAATGCGCAGCTGTTTGGCAAGCCGACCATTGCAGACCGTAATCGCAATCTGAATGTAAACAGCTTTGTGGCTGGTGCAATCGGTGCTTTACGTGTTCGTGGCACAGCAAGCCCACCGCTATCTACACAATATATTTTCCTGAATAACGTCGAGAATCGCGGTGAAGATAGCGAAGATGATATCAGTGTAATCAAGGATGGTCAGGGGATCGGTATTCCATTTGATCAGGTGCCACGTGCAAGCCTGAAAACTAACGTCATTCGTCCACAAGGTTTTGATGCAAAGCTGTTTGGTGATGCAGATGTTTATTCCAATGGCATTCTGATGGAAAACGGCATCAAGCTCGATAAGGAATTGGGTACACCAACGGTTCAGTTAGCCAAACGGACCATTAACATTAATGAGGGTAT